TTCTCACAGCGAGCCAATTTTCGAAAAAATCTCAAAAATTGGCTCGCTGTGAGAACCCTGACCCCTCGTCCAGTCCCCCACAGGGTCAGTCAAGGTCAGGTCGGGGGGGCGGCTCTCTCCCACCAAGTTTCAACAAATTTGCTCCAATCTCCGCCTTTTTCTATGGCTCTTTGCAAACATATATCTTTTGGCGTATCAATATAAATTAATCTCGCTCCAAGAAGTGCAGCTGTTCTCTCCCTGTCAGCTCCAAACGGATAACCTCCGATTACATAAGCATTCTGCCAGCGTCCACGGCGAACACGAATCATATCAAGCATTAAATCTCTCAAAGCAAAGACATTATCTTTAAGAGCGTTTGGTTTATAGAACTCTCCGCAGCTTTCAGATTTTATAGCAATCCAAAGCTTGTCAATATCAAGGATAACATCGTTCTTCTCCGCCACCGAATTAACCCACGTGCTTTTCCCGGAACAAGGCGAGCCCCAAACTATATAGACTTCCTGCGGCTTACGTGCACCTGAGAAACCAAAACGTTTGTGTATTTCATTGTGACATCGAAAATGTATAAGCTGGATATTGTCGGGATTCAGAGCAATCATAACATCTTTATAATTATCATCGGTCAGCTCTATCTTGTGATGACCGATACAATCATAAGCTTTGACAATAGGCTTACCGCAATGTTCGCAAAGAAGTATACCCTCATTGTTTGTGCGTTCAATTTTTAGCTGCTTCAATAATTGCTCCCATTCTTTGGAGTGATAAAATTCCTGTCTGCTACCAATCATTTTTTTCAGCCTGCTCTTTCTTTAATTCCAGCTCTTCACGCTTTAGCTTCATCATCTGCGGATCGTTTGCCCAATTCTCAGAATCGTAGTTTTTCAGACACAGATTAAGTGCTGCTACATCAGGCTCTGCATAATGCTCATTCGTTTCCACAGTAACGGTTTTCTGATTGCCGTCTGACTTCATTACCGTTTTCTTAGTTGTATACGTATATCCTCCCAGAGCTTTTTTCACCAATGCACCACGCAGCTGAACAACGAGATTTCTCCTGCCTTTTTTAAGTAATTCCGAGAATTCCGCATTTTCCGCTTTGTATTTGTAAAATGCAGTTTTGGAAACACCTAAATTTTCATATATTTGCTGCTCAGTCGCTCCTTCTTCGAGCCACTTTTTTATATCGTCAAAGCGAGGCTTAATATGAGTATCATAAATATTTTTTCTGCCACGCTTCATTCATGCCACAACGTTTCACAATAATCGCTCTCCTTTAGCCATAACCGCCCGGATAACCGAGCGGTCTCGCAATGTCGCACTTTATAGAAGGATTTAAATGGTGCAAAAAAGTCCCAAGACATTCAGTTAATAAAAACTTCCTGCCTTGGGTAATATCTTATCACAAAACCAATGTGCGATTCTGTGCGATTTTTATATTTTTTTCTGAAATCCGTAATATTTTCTAAAATATTCAAGTGCCCAACCGTGTAAATGCCGAATATAATCAAAATCACGTTCCATTAAATCGGCAACCTCTTCTAAAGTCATACAGTTTATGTAATACCCGGTTAAAAGCGTCTTGTATTTGTTGTTTGGCAGAGCGAGAATTTTTTCACGAATTTCGGCTTCTATTATGCAATATTCTTCAATTTCTTGATTTAGCTTCTCCTTCAATTTACGAGCTTTTTCCGATTCCAAACCAGTTGTTTCTTTTACAGTTGCTAGCTCTTTCTTGCGAAGTTTAATGTCGAATCGAATATCTCTAATTTGCATGAGATATTCTTTGGCTGTCATAATTCTCACTCCTAAAAATTGATAGCTATATTTGCTTTTTCTTGTATTTGCCGCAAACCTTTGTTTCCAGAGAAACCTGATTCTTATACCTGTCTGACTTTTCGCAGCTGCAAACATATTTTACACTTCTATTGTGCTTTTGAAATTTTTTGACGCAAAAAGCACAATCACAGCACCACTTAAAATCACTCATCTTCAAATCCCTCAAAATACTGCTGGCTGTTCTCAATAGGTTTCATAATGTAAACCTTTTCGAGTTCGTCATAAACAAGTTCGTAGTTTCCTCCAAGCTTTCCGGACTGTTCGTTTTTAATCTGCAAAACAGAGCTTACCTTGTGAGTAAACGAGGGTGTAAAAGTTTTTCTCACTGCTTCTTGATAAGGCATTCTCCTTCCGCCTGTATGTGCCGATTGTTCCATGTTTCAATCAATCTGGTCTCGTTGCTCCTTCTTTGCCCAGCTCTTACACGCCCCACAATATCTCGAAGCACAGGGACTGTACACTCAATATGGCATTGAGGGCAGCTGATCGTCCATTTGCATTTATCATATTCGCAAAACATCAGAAAAGGCTTGTCACAGCCGCAGAACGGACAGGGTTTTAATTCAATGCTACTCATTCCTCTTCGTCCTCCCACGAATAAACTTGATTCCAAAGCCAACGGATGACTTTCAGCATCGTGTCCTTCTTGAAACTGCTATGCGTAGGCATTTTCAAAACCATGTCGATCGCCTCGCCTTTTTCCATCACAGAAAACTCCTCGTCTTCGATGTTGTCGAAGATCGCACAAGCTGTTCCTATTTTCATTCTGATTCTCCTTGCCTTTTACTCAACTCTCTCACGGCTTCTTCTCGGGTGAAAAATACATTATCCCCAATTTCACACCAATAGAAATTTTTGGATTCACAATTAATTAAAGCTGCATTTTTCGATATAGAGATTCCCTCAACTGTTTGCTCATGTATCTCGTTGTTACAAATCTCATAGAGATTATTGCCAATCTTACACGGAAGCTCTACTGCGTTGACGGGTGTCATATCCTCAATCGCATCATGTATTGCAATAAGAACCGCACCAGCGAAATTATCATGCCATAAGGCAACTTTGGTTTTGTTCAGCAAACTCAGCACTTCCGACTTCCTTATCAGTTCGCTCATTATCCAAAATCCTCCCTAGCTCTTCCTCGTCCGCTTCTAACGGGCAGGCATACCATTTGTCCATACTTGATAATGTACAGCCAAAATCTTCATCATAAAAGCCGCAATTTAGACATTCATTAACATTATTCTCGCTCATTATTTTCTCCCCACTCAAATCCAAAATCAGACCTTTTAATCTTGCACTGAGGTTCTCCGTCTTTCCAGAACACAATACCCTCTATAAGAGTTTCTTTCAGAAAATCTCGAATACCTTCAAAATCCCTAGGAACTTTCGGATGTAAACCACCTCCGTGCTTAATTAAGCTGTCAAATTCAAGACCGTAAGGATTACCGTTAAAGTGTTTTCCAACTGCTTCATATGTTCCATCAGAGGGTTCTTTTCCAGCAAGCATAAAAGAAATTCTAACTTCTTTTTCATAAGCCTCCCAGAACCACTTATCAGCAGGGTTATTTCTATCACACTTAATCCAATGCGGCCAATGTCCTGTAATTGGATCCGGTTCGCAACAAGGTATTGCACCATTAGGCGGTATCTTGCCTTTTTTAGCATCATAACGCCTGTAAAGCTCTCCGTTAATGATAGCACAGCAAGCACCGTCCCATTTAACCGTTGCTATGCCTTCTCCATTCAATACCCATTCCATACCCGGTGTTACCTTCGGAGTAATTCCCACTATACGATGCCCTTCGTAAATTCTTTCAAACAGTGTTGGAATTTTTTTCACGTTGTTCCCCCCTCTCAACATATTGTTCAAACTCAAGCCGTTCCGCATCGGAGAGCGGACACCAAGCCGGTATTCCTCTCCACTTTTTATAGCGATCATACAATTTTCTGTATTTTGGCTTTGTAATATCAACACGATAGCCGTACTTATTCTGCATCTGAGCTTATCCTTACAGCAAGAACAGGCGCTTCTCCGTCCGTGCAGTATCTTTTCTTCGCTCGGATATCAATAACCTGTTTATCGTCTTTAAAAGCAACTCCATTTAGTCCGTCAAGAACTGCTTTTATGATATTATCTAAATCCGGCTTAGTTGTAGCCGATTTTTTCTTACTGCTTTTCGCTTTTCTCAGCACAGCGGAAACAAGAAGATTAATTGGCTGTTCCCCAAAATTTATTCCGCCCGAATCAAGATAAGCTTGACTTACCATATGCTCATATTCCTTAGTTTCTTTAGGAGTGTATACAGCTCCGGTTTTAGTAAATCTAGGGCGTGCCTTTCCTTTCGGATCACCGTAAACAACAAATTCAAATTCCATTTTAAACACCTACTTTTTTTAATCGCTCAACAAAATCTCTGCAAGCTCTCTTTTTTGACGTGAAATTTTGTATCTTCGCTGTTCGCCATTCACCTTTATAGGACAGCTTCCGCACATCTCAATAACTCTGTCATAGATTCTTCTTTTCTGTATATCCTTAGCCTCTTTCAATTGGCTCGGTGCAAGATTTGTTGTTACTATTAAAGGTCTACCGGTACGATACCAGTCATCAACGATGTTGTAAGCTGTCTGTGTTGCGTTCTCAATACCTAAATCATCAATTATTAACAAGGCAAAATTATTCAGATCAACTGCGTCTTCTCCCTTTTTATTGGACAAAACTCGATTCTCAACCAGCTTTGACAAATTGGTAATTAAAACAGGCACACCCTTTTCAATTAACGCATTACCGATGCAGCAGGCAAAGAAACTTTTCCCTGTTCCAACATCTCCGTAAAACAAAATACCTATACCGTTCTTTTTCATCTCTCTCCACTTTTCAACATACTTTTTGCACTTTGTTGATAACTGTGGATTAGAACCGTCATCTTTATCAAAAGTATTTTCAAGGTATTTTTTATCAGTGACGCCTGTTTCAAGAAGCTGCTTTATTCTCGACTCCTTTTTAATCCTCGCCTTTTCTTCTTCCTCAGCTTTCTGATCACAGTCGCATTGACAGGGAATAAGCTTACCATGAAAACGAAAACGTTTTCTCTTTCCGCACGTCCTACACGTTGGTATATCGTTTTCGTCAAAATAGCAGTTAGACATATCAATACCCTGTTTCTCTGCTGTTTCGACAGCTGTATAAATTAGATTCTCAATCGTATTCATTTTAGAACTCCTCATCATAGTTGGGTTTTCTTTCTTCGTTATCAGTTTCTTTATTGTCATATCTGCCGCTAAGAATTTTTTCTAAATTCTCCGGTACAAATATCCAACCAAAAGTAGCCCCGTTCCAATTACCCTTAATGCCTTTTAAAAAATCGGATTTCTCAACACGGTTGAATAGGGAAGTAAAATCCCCATTCAAAACCGTGTTTGCCTTTAGAATATCGTTCTTCTGTTTTTTTGTTAGCCTACTAACTTTTTCTAAACTCGGACAAAGGAAATGAAAAAGCTCAACTATAGAATTAAAATCAAAACTCGCTGTTTCTTCGACTAAATCCGAAGAGAGAGTATTGTTCCCTTGTTTCTTTGTTTTATTGTTCCCTTGTTGCATTGTTCCGCTGTTGTTATTTGTATGTTTTTGGCTCGTTATTTGATTGTTATCAGTATGTTCTTTGCTCGTTATTTGATTGTTATTTTGCGTGTTATCGTCCTGATAAAAGTCGTAATTATTTATAGTAATAATCGAGAATTTTGAGGTTGTTTTGATTGTTATCTCGCCTGTTGACTTTAGATGTTCTAAAGCCGTTCTAACCTTCATATCAGTTAGTCCGACAGCAACAGATAAATTATGTATTGACGTAACAACACTGCCTCGTGGAATAATATAGCCCTTAAATCTGCTATCTTTAAAATTCGCAGTTAGGATTAATTCAAGGAACACATCTTTTGTATTTGAATCTGTATACCATTCCCACTCACGGAATTTTCTATATAGCACTACGAATCCATTAAGCGGTACTGGCATAATATTCCCTCCAATCTCAACCCAAAATCTCAATAATCCTTTTTCCGGTATTCCGCTTATCACAGAATTGGAACTCAACACCGTATTTTCTTTCAAGCGTACTCAGGATTTTATAAAGCCTCTCGCCGGAAACCGCCAAAGGTGACTCTTTAAGTCGGGGATTAACCCAGCCTTTAACGTCCTCCAAAGACTTGATATTCCTGCTATGTTCAACGAGAAAAATGATTTTAATTCCTGCTGCTTTAGCTCTCTTGATCTCGTCCACAAAACGCTTGTGCTGCTGACAAACATTCGAACAGACCTCTAAAAGGTTTTGTTTCCGATCCACTACTAAAAAGCTGTTATCAAGGCTCACGTAATCCCCCGCATAAAGCTTGGAAGAAAAATGAGCTACTCCCTGCTTATCAAACTCTTCTATAATGCCCTTAATTGCTCTTGCTTTCTCTCTTGTATCTACCTGAATAGTCAATCAAAACACCTCATCTCAAAACGGTAAATCATCGTCAAAAGGAAACGGTGTGTTAGCTTCCGGTACAGGAGCATTTCTCGCAGCCGATGAACGCTGAGGAAGTCCGGCAGCCGGAACATCAGGATATCCTGAATTATTAGACTGAGTGTTTCCAGATTTTTTACTAAGCGGAAATTCAACGTGCTCTGCAACCACTTCCGTTGTGTATCGTTTCTCGCCCGTGCTCGTCTGATAGCTGCCTGTCTGTATTTTGCCGCTGAGTACAATGCCGTCACCCTTAGCAAAATAACTGCATATAAAGGCTGCTGTTTGCCGCCAAGCTGTAATATTGATAAAATCACTCTGCTGATTACTGTCCTTAGAATAATCACGCCTTACAGCAATAGAAAATTTTGTAAACTCAACACCGTTTTGTGTTGTCTTTAACTCCGGATCAGCAGTCAGCCTACCAGCTAAAATAACGTTATTCAAAGTCAAGCTCCTCCAATCTCACCGGTGCTTTAAGAACCTTTGTTGACTTGCAGTAATCGCAACGCTCGCAGCGTTCGGGCGGAAATACACCTTTCTTAACGGCGTCAAAAAACTGCACTTTCTTCTTAAATCTGTCCAGTTCAAAATCAAGAATTTCCTGCGGTATCTCGATAATTGCAATGTCGGGTTCTTTTTCCTTTGTTGCCGCTGCAAGGAAGAACGGAAGCTGTTTACCCGTATTTTGACGAACTATCTCTTGATAAATTGCTCCCTGCAAATCGTATTCCCAAGCTTCAACCCAGCTTAATCTTCCCTGTTCGGGTTTATACACGGGTTCAAAATCCTTCATAATCTTCAAATCGACAATCATCTTGTCGGGGTGATAGCTGTCGATTTTTATTTTAATCGGCACACCCTCTATCTCGCCTGTCATAATAACCTGCTTTTCTCCGCTCATATACTCCATAAACAGCTCGTCACGCTCAACACGCTGAATGATTTCCTCAGCCTTGACATAATCGGATTTCAATCCGCCGTCACGCTTAAACAAGGGCGGATTCTGAGCTTTGAAAATATCAAGAGTACCCTCAAAGTGAGCGTCAACATAAGAACCGACAAGAAGTGCAGTTGTCTTCTCTCTTGCATACTTGCCCTTAATCTCGGCATAAGCAGCAGCCGGACACTTCTCGAAAGCTTTGAATTGGGATACACCCATATATTCAAACTGATTTTCTAAGCTGAAATAATTCTCATTATTTAGCACGCTAAAAAGACTTTTGTTAATCACCATTTTGTTTTCCCTCCTGTGCAAGCTTTGTAGCACAAACCGAACAAAGCTGTTTACCGTATTTCTGTCTTGTGTACCATGCCGTCTGTTCTGCTGTCATACTTCCAGCCGGCTTGATATCATCTCCGCAGCTCTCACATTTGGGGGCTGCCTGCTGTACCGGTTGCCGTGCAACTTGTGTCATTGTAATCCTAAGTGCATCCGATATTTTCCCAAATGCCTTGACTTTTTCATACCCTATTTCAATTCTCCTGCCTATGTAATTTTCCGAGCGTGTTGTCTTAAAAAGCTTCGCCAACGTCTTTTTGTTTGTGACATTGAGAATCATAGGCTTATACTGATGTTCAGCGAAGTAACATACAGTAGCAGTCTCTTTTTTGCCCTGATTGATTACTTCCTCGTCTTGTACCTTTGCTATAGTAACTTGTATTTTCTGGTTAGGTGAGTCGTATAAATCCCAACTTCCTAAATAATTCGAACCCTTTCCCATTTGCATAATATCAGGCATATTATTCACCTCACAATTCTGTTACGATAAGTTCCGAGTCGTTAGTCGTGCGTGTTGCTATGAACTGCAAGCCCTTAGCTCTGCACTTCTCATAAAGCTTATTGCGGCTAATATCGTCAAGCTTCTCGGCACCGTCAATAAGGATAATCTGTAAACCGCTCGGATTCGAGATAGCAATATCCACGCAAAGCTCCAGCAGCTCGCCATCGGAACGATTGCTGACAGGAAGTCCATTGATAAGCGGTATTCCATTCTCCACCGTCAGACCCTCAACAGGCAGAGTTGCGTTTTCAAGAATGTATCCAGGAAGATTACGAGCCAATTCAATCTTACGAGTGTACTCTTCTGACTGCTCCTGCAAGCTTTCTATTTCGTGCTGCATTTGCACCATGCGGTCATATTCGTTCAGGTGCTTAATCATCTCCTCAGCATAGGAAATTTCTCGCTGAAGCTGGTCAATAGGCTGAATCTCCATTGATATGTATTGATTGGCTGCACCGACATCTTTATCGAGCTTAACCTTAGCTGTTTCAAAATTAGCATTGATTACCTCGATTTTTGATTGGAGCTTACTGTCAAGATTAGCAATCTGATTTTCAGCTAGTGCAATTTCCTTTTGCAAAGCGGAAATTCTCTCCTGCAAGGTGTTTCTCTCAAACTGGATAGAATCCTTAGCGGTAGATATTTCAATTTCCTTTTTGGCTTCAAGCCCCCTCAGGCTGTTTTTATAACCGTCCGCAAAAAGCTTTGCTCTCTCTATCTTTCCGTTTCTATCCTTAACGCTTACCAGCTCGGAATACTTGGCGGAAAGATTGTAATTTCTCCATGTTTCGGCATTATAGCCGCTTGGAATATCCCTTGCAATATCCTCGGCAAAAGCTCTTTTGTTGCGAATCAAACGGTTGATATCCTGCCTGCTCTGGAAATAAACGCCTTTCTCGGACTGAATGTCGTTGAGAATCTGGAGTATATTCTGTTCGTAGTTTACGCCTTTCGGAATCTCCCCAAACTGCTTGCGAATCCAGTTTAAATCCCAATCGAACTCAATAAGATCAAGAATTGCCCTGTTCTGTTCCTGCTTGCTCATCTGGGTAAACTCAACCGGATTAAGCTGGAGCGGAGTAACTATCGTTTTCAGGAAAGTTTCCGGCTTCGGAACATTAGTGCCGTTTTCTTTGACTGAGATTGAATTCGCCTTAGCCGCCCTTGCTTTGCGGTCAATCGTCAGTCCTGTATCTGTTTCAACGATAATCTCTCCCTCGTTCTCACCGTTCTTAATGATCCAGTCACGACTGCTTGAATTCGTGAGAGCATAGCGGATAGCATCTAAAACAGATGTTTTTCCTGCTCCTTTTCTGCCTGTTATCTCTACGCTGCTGCCTGAAATAACCTGTTCTGTTACGCCGTAAAGTGACTTAATCTTAATTCTGCTTGTCTTCATCTTTAATTCCCCCAAAGTTGTGAATCCTCGATATTAGTAAGTACGTTGTTCAAAAGCTGCTTGATTTTTTCTCTGTAAATCGGTTCGGTATGCTGTGATGCAAATTCCAATAAACGACCTAGAATATCATATGCCGATGTCAAGTAAACCTTGAATTTAAGCTTGTCCTCGTCCACAGGTTCAGCAGCTTTTGATTCGCTCAATTTCTTTTCGTAATCGCTGCGAACCTCAGAAATAGCGGTCTGTTTCTCTTCTTCAAGTTTCTTACGGATAGCTTCATTCTCTGCCCGAAGCTTTTCCTCAAGCTCAGCTTCGTGCTGTCTGTTCTCTTGTTTGGCAGCTTCCAGTGCGTCTTTAAGCTTCTGTTCATATTCCGCTGAATTGTCTACTACTGCGACTTCTACGGGGCGGCTGCGGAGTTCTTCGTTTTCACGTTCAAGACGTGCGTTCTCTAATTTTTGTTCTTTAAACTTTTCCGCAACACGCTTTTCTCTCTCGACAGTATCGGCTATCATCTCCGACTTTGCTTCAAGGTCTTTTTCAAGCTTGTTCTTATAGTTGTTGATAATATTTTTCTCCTCTTTAAGTGTGCTGACCTTTTCTTCGAGAGATGTAAGTGCTGCGACAGCTTTGTCTTTGGCTGCACCTAAATCCTTGTTATGACTTTTCAGCTTGTCAATTTCGGCTTTAAGCTGCTTGACGGTTGTTTCCTCAAGGTTGACTCTCTCGGAAATTTCTTGCTGTTCCGATTCGCTTACAGTTGCTAAAAGTGCAAGCTTGGTTACTCCGATTTGTCCACTCAAGTGGACATTTTCTAAATTCACTTTCTCAACAATAGATATGTACTTATGAGCTTGTTTGCGATTAAAGCCTACCTCATTCTCACAATAATCCTCGAAATTCTGATAACCTAACTCCTTGTAAAGCTTACCGTCACGCATCTCTTTAAGCTTTGTACACATAGTCCAAATACTCTTTTGTGCGGTATCTGCGCTTACAAGTATTTCTTGATTGAGCTTAACAGCCTTTTCAAGCTGACTTAATGCTAATTCGTTGTTGCTCACTTTTTAATTCCTCCAGATAGTTTTTGTATTGTTTCTCAAAATCATCAACCTCCTGCGGCTTAGGACTCTGAGTATCGTTACGATATCCTCTGCATTGAACAATGATGTAATTATTGCTGACCTCTACAGTGTAATAAGGCACGTTCGGTTCAGATTTTTTACGAATAAAGAAAATGTTCGTGTCACCCTTTGCGTGCCGTTTTGTATAACCTCCAACACAATGATGCAGCTCTTTACCCTCGGCAATTATCTCTTCTAAAGTATCAGGCTGCCGAAGAAACAGATTACCGTACTCAAATTCAAATCTTTTGCGTTCTTCATAATTCTCGATAAATAATTGCTTTATGATTCTGTCCGATTCACCAGTAATAATCTCCGACAATCGTTCATGCATTGCATAAAAATCATGCGGCATGGATATGGCTGTATCATGCAGATTGTATCTCAGCTTTTTACATTGCTCCGTATAATCGTGATAATCGTGCAGTGCCACATTATTTTCAGAAAGATATCTGGCTATTCGTTTTCCGGACAAACCCGTCATATTCTCATACTGGTATATTAAACCAAACTGATAACCAAATACTTTGGCTATTGTAATAAGCTCTTCGGGATTATACTTTGGAAATTCTCTCCGACAGGAAATGTAATTTGAATATAAATGCTCCTGCCCCATAAGAAGCTTGAATTCCGTACGGTTAAGATGCAGCATTTTCAGAAGATTGTTGCTTTTCCAGTCAATATCCTCGTCAATTTTTAAATACTCGATTCTGCCCCAGTATCCTGTACACACCTCGGTAATAATGCCGCTGTATCCTGCTTTGACTATGTACTCTAAATTCTTGTGTCGGCAATACAAGCCGAGATACGATATTGGCAGCTTTTCTCCTTGTGATAGCTGACTGTATTTCATATCGCTTTTTCCTACGGCGTCAAATCCTAGTATCCGGTAC